TCCATACGCGCTCTTCTAGCTCATCACTAAGCTTCATCCACTATGTCATCCATATCAACTAATGACTGGTGGCCAATACTATATTGCTTCTTCAAGAACTCCTTGAAATCAGTCTCAGCAAAGATCGGATCCCAGAAGGATTTATCTAAAGTCGTATCGTACCGAACCTTTGCTCCCACTTCTCCAGTAGACTGATCAACCGCAGCGTACCATCCGTTAGAAGGCTTAACAACGTAACCACCAGCAAGAGCACAATCAAGCAGACCAGAGTAACTACGGACACCACCATCCCAAGACACTGTAATAGGAATCTTTGACTTCTCTTTAACATAACGACTTTTCTCCACATTGATTACAAAGTGATAACCTTGAATCTCTGTACCTTTCTTATCTTGCTGACGACCCAAGATCCAGATGTTATCTGCACTATAGTAGATACCAGTACCACCGCCAACAATGTCCTTTGGAAACAACCCAATCTCTTTGTACGTGTGGTTGATAGCAAGCAGGGGGATACTCTTCATGGTTAGATAAGGAGTTGTCATACGGAACAAGCCTTTGAGCGCTTTAGCTCGAGACATGTCTGCGACCGACTTCTCATTCTGGGCATCCTCTAGCTCTTTCTTCGATGCCATGTTGCCAATAGAGTCGATAACAATGATTACATCATCGCTGCGATCCAGTTCTTCCAATTGGCCAATCATGTCAAACTTTAGCTCTTCAACATTGGTAATTGGTGTATGAAGTACTCGATCAGTATCGATACCAAATTGTTCAAAGTAACTCTGAGGACTACCAAATTCACTGTCGTAGAACAGCATAACGGCGTCAGGACGCGCCTTTAGATAGGCACCAGCCATCAGTAGTGCGAAGGAAGTTTTAAAGTGCTTAGATGGGCCAGCCAGTACTGTCAGTCCAGGTGAGACACCTCCATCTACACTTCCAGATAGTGCCACATTGATCATGGGCACTTCTGTAGGTGTCATATCCTTCTCTGTAAAGAACTTAGATTCAGACAGAACTTCCGTTGTCTTGATCTTGCTGTTCTTCTTCAGTTTGTCCATAATTGACATGTTGTTCCTTCTCCCTGTCATCTAATTCATACTGTTGACGGTATTTGTTGTTTATTTCCATTACCTTTTCTAATAATGGCATCCGATCTGTGTTTGCTATAAAGGCTGAAAGATCCTTTGGAAAACAAGCTCCACCAAATCCACGCTTACCATCAAATCCTGGAACCTTGGTGTGAGATGACCCAATACGTGAATCGCAACCTACAGCCCTCATGATAACATTATATGCAGCTCCGTGAGCATTAATCTCATCAAACAGGTTATTGAAAAATGTTACTTTAGTTGCCAGGAATGTATTGATAGCATACTTGCAAAACGCTGCTTCGACAACGCTCATCTGAAATACTTTATGCCCCAGGAAGTTAATGTTGCTAAAATTGTAGTAGACATTCAAGGTTGCTTCTGTACCTTCAGGTGTGCCCCCAAGTATCATATACTCTGGATTGACAAACTGATCATTAGCATTATTCTCTGTTAAGAACTCTGGGTTGTACACAAACCGTTTTACATACGCTGGAGGCTCCTTTGCCTTTTCTTCATTTGTTTCTGGGCTGATATGATGTAGTGTAGTAGCAATGTTTGCTACAATCTCAGGAGTGACGGTGGATTTCAGAATCACTCCTGCCTTGGTATGTTGCATCACTTTCATCACTGCATCTTCTACAATGGAAGCATCAACGCGCCCATTTACTTTCATGGGTGTTGGAGCACAGACAAACACAATGTTTGGTTGCCACTTCACTAAGTCATCCACAGTTGTATCATATTTTGGATCTACTTTGAGGAAGTCAACATTTGGTGTCTTAAAACCAAACTCCACTGCCTTCCCCACGAAGCCATGTCCAACAATTCCTACTTTTAATTTATTCTGACCGTCCATTTATGAAATCCAATCCTTCTAGATTCTGTTTAAGGTTTGATAAGCGCCACGGTCCTATTTCAGAGACTGAGGCCTTTTTTAAAAATTCTGGTAAAGGAAAGTATACATCATTCCAGTACTCAGATCTACATTGTTCTACTAAATAATTTATATTATTGCTTGCATTATCCACACATCTCTGTCCGCGATCTTGTGCAAACTCCCAAAATTCATTCCTCCACTTACTACCAGATGCATAATGCATCATGATGATATACTCACACTCATGAAACCATTGCATGATATCATCATTTGCTGTGCTTGGTGACCACAAGGCTCTATCGATAATTCTTATTGTGGAATCAATACTCGTAGCTTCCATCGGCTCTAAGAAGAAGCATGCATTGCCATTATATACCACTCTACCATCAATAGGATTCTTCCTGTAATAGTTATCGTAATGAAAACTATTTGTATCTTCTGATGGCATCAGATCCCACTGATTGAACACTTCTTCTACATCTTCTTGTACTTGTTCAAGTGTGTTGATATTATGATTGTAAAGATATCCAACACTACATCGATTAACTAGTGGAACCATAAACACCCATCCATAAGGACGGGCTACAGTTTTGGTGTGAAAGAATCTTGGTGTATCCCAATAACACTGAGTGACATGTGCTGCATTGACTGGAATATATTCTGGAACATTAAACTGATCAGTAATCTCTTTAGGTCTACCAGAACAATCTATCACATAGTCAGCATCAACTTGATCATTGGTGATGTTGGTCTCTACAATCTTTACTATTGGATCCAGTCGTTCCATTGTGTACTGTTGAAGCTTGCCAGCATTGAAATGTAAAGCAGATGATCCAAACTCGAAGTGATGTAAGAAATCTTTGTTGCCCCAATTGTGATACATAATACCATTCTTGGCAGTACCATCGATCTTAACTAGATCATCCCATGTGAATCCAAATCGTGATCGTAATAGGTCAACGAGTGTGAGAGTTGCGCCCTCACCAACTGGTTGTGGTTTTATTGAAGGGTCGTGATACCATTCTATTTCAAAGTTTGGTTTGTCAGCAAGCTGTGTCTGGTTCACATAGTTCTTCATTTTCAGAAGACTGATGGCAGAGACACAGCCAGCTGTTCCAGCTCCAATAACAGCCACTTTTTTCATTAGCAACCAATGTTATCTACAGACAATGGGTCATCATCGATTGGCCGACTATACTTGGTCTTTTTGAGTTTAACTTCAGCATGACCAACAGTCTCTCGAACAATATCGTTGTGATTAAACTCAGCCCAGTAGAGCTCGTATGCTACACCACCCTCAAGGCATTCAAACTGATGATAGACACCAGGCTTGACTTTAGTGTACTCTCCAGCTTCTAAGATAGTCTCATCAACCAGATCATAATCTTTTTGCCAGACACGGATAAGCATGACTCCAGACTCAACATAGAATCCATTCCATTTGAACTCATGTAAATGCTTAGAGCAAACACCACCTTTATTCATATTGATTCGATGAAACTCTAAGGCACCATTAGCTTCTATCAACTCAGTGTCACCCCACACTTTACCTGCTATCATATTAATCTCCCATTCTTTTGCATATGAAGTAGTAACTATCTATGGGTATATCATTTTCCAGATATTGTTTCATGTAGTATTGATTTTGTTGAATCACCTGGAAATCAGCATCACGTAAACCCTGCCTGAGTTCCTTATACGATACATCCAAAGGATCGCTTATAGAAGGCTTGATTGAATTATCCCGCCAAATGGTGTAATCTAATATAAACAACCCTTGGGTTGTTAACTGATCATATATTGTTTGCAATGTTCCATGAAAATCAGTTACATGATCAAATGAATTAGTATAGACCATATCCCACTTACCTATCCAGTCGGGATTTTCTTTTTGCATATCCCATTGAACCTGGTTGGGGAAATCTGTAGCAGTGTGAGATATATCTGTTCCAAGAACATCGGCTGCAGGAAACTCTTCGCCAAACCATCTTACTTCACTACCATTACGAGAACCATGACACAATACTGTATTTGGTTCATTTCTGAATTTTCGATAATGTTTTGCGAGAAACCGCACCGCNTCGCGAGTTACCCAAACCCAATCCAGTTTATTTACATTCGCCAAAGTTTGTTGTTCAACATAGTGTTCATAATCACGATATCCGTAAACTTTCATTTAACTTCTCCGTTTATATACACATATTCGAGTGCGTTGTTAGCTTCTACTTCCATTGGTCTATTCTCATACCACTTTCCAGTATCCAGATCAAATTGTTTACACATCTCTACTATCTGGGTTGCGGTGATTGGATAACCTCTACTAACTGCATTACCAGCAAGACCTATCATTATCTGATACATCTTACGATACCAACCTTCTGATGAAATAGTTATATATTCAGCGGCCATTCGTTTTGGCCAGAATGGACAGTCTTGATAGCTTGTCCACACATAGTCTGTATTATCTAGTTTATCTTTACGATAGGCAATCACTTGATCTCTAAACGCATCGGGTAGCCTATCTAGGAAGTTGCCGGACGCTTTTCTTTCTTCATATGGCCACTTGGCCATCAACTCATCTGGATCTACAGCACGACCAGTATTACTAAAGATAAAGTTGTGAGCGCCAGCATAATCTGCAGGAATGTAATACATTCGACTAACGTCTTTTGTTTGCTTGTCTCCAACTGCTTCCAATTCCGAGTTGAGGGAAAACCAAAAATGTTTGATACGTTCTGCAGGGACACTTTGGTTAAGTTCGAACACCAGACGAAACTTAGGCATAGAAGATACACTGCTGGCGGTAGAATAACAAATAAAATTGTAAGCTCCAAAACGGTCACGTAGTTCATGCTCTAGATTCCCCTCAACCTGCCAATCATCAACATCAACAGCAGCCCAACCTGCCCAAGCCAATACATTCTTGTTGGCTCGTGTAGTCCCAGTTTCATATATTGCTGGAGAAAGTAATTCAGCATCACGTTTACCTTTCTTCGGTAGCTTTGATAATTTATATAGGAAATCTCTGAACTCATCCCAAGACTTGAAATGCATCTTACGATGGGTCTTATTGTCCCATTGATTCTGAAATATAGTTAAACTAAACATTCGCCCACAATTCCATTGTATTCCATTGTATAACATTATTCCAAGATGAGAAGTATTCCACCAAATGGATCTTTTTGTATGATGTATCACGATACACATCTTCGCGGGCTTTGGCAACACCTTTAGATTCTACATTGTCTATTAACATATAAGGTATGTGCCTCTCAACACACAATAGTATATCATGACGTGCACCTTCATACGTATGATTACCATCCACAAAAGCAAAGTCGTAAGTACTGAAATCTAACGCTAAAGTCTCTGACTTCTCAAGTATTATGTTGAGGCGTCCAGTATAATGATCCATCATACTCCCGTATGTAGCATGCGCTGGCTTGGATACACCATATGTGGTCACATGACTATTAGGAAATGTTTCTAGCATATATGTGGTAGAGTGACCAGCATGATAACCAATCTCGAGAATACTTCTTGGTTGGCAAAAGCCTTCAATATATTCAAACATCTCAAAGACATCCTTGATTGGAGGTAGATACCCCCAACCATTTGTAGGCCATGTCAAGTGTCTAAGATCCAAAGAATGCCTCCAATGTTGCTTTGGGTTCATCATCCCAACCAACAGCATCTAAGATAGAACGAATAGGCTCGAGGAATGACTTCTCATACATCTTATTATAGTCGATAAACCGATGTAAGTCAAGCTCTTTAGGTAAGTTCAACGAATATGAGATTACATTCTCTTTAATAGGATTGGGTGTCTTCAAATAGCAGAACTTGATCTTCTCACCATTCTTCACTGTCTCATACTTGTTATCAATCTTGTGTTTAGCAAGATGATGGTTGTATAGCAGAGCACCTCTGACATGAATCGGACATCCCTTGGAATAGATATCCTTACGAGAGACCCATTTGTCCACATCAGACACTCCTCGAGGAAATGAAACCTGTTCTGGTTCNAGNCTTGAGAACTCTCTTCTGAAATCCTTAATGAATCGTTGAGTAGCCTCCTCACCATCATCAATGATGACTCTGAAGATCTCTTTGAACTTATCTCTACAGACCTGAGGAGTGGATGACTTAACAGCTTCGATACCCATCATCTTCAGCTTAGGCTGAGCATANTGAACACCTTCNTTGTTATGTACATTGAGAATGTATCGCTTCTTGGCAACCCAGATACCTTTGTCTGCAATCACCTCACGAGCCATCTCCATACGATTCTCATATGCATTCATCGTTTCAGCAAGTTCTGCATATGCTTCTGCTAGGATCTTCTCGAAGTGTTCGGATGCAACCAAGTCAATAAACTTGACAGGATCTTCTGGGTTATTCTTCTTGACCAAACCGGTCATCTTAACGTAGAGCGAATCTGTGTCAATAGCTATGACATAATCTTCATTCTCTGTTTTCAGTAATTTGTTCATCTCCTTGTTGATAGCCTGCTCAGCCCATTTGATAGACAGCTGCCCAGATGTAGTGATCGCTGCAGCTACTCTATGATCAAAGTATCTGAAGTAGTTGTTGCCCAAAGCACCATAGAGTGAGTTCATAAGAATCTTAATAGACATCTGTTGATTGTGCAAAGTGTTTACTTCAGCTTCCAATTTATTCTTAGCACGTCTGTATTCATAGTTTGACGGAGTACTCGAACCAGTTGCAGCATGAGCATCGCTGTCTGCATCTTGCCGAAGATCCTTCACATAAGCTGAATCTTTACCTAGATCAGCCAACTTCTGCTCTGCTGCAAGCATGCGGTTCTTGATCTGTCTACGCTCATCATAATACTGAGTAATGATCTTTGGAATGATACCTTGACGATCCTTNCTGAANGCTTGACCNGTTGCAGATACNGCCACATCATCATCCAGTCTGAACTCTTCACGAGCAAGGATGTTGTCAACAGAGACATTGGTTATCTTACGCTCCACAATAGTCTCAGGCGACATATTGTATTGCACAATGATATTTGGATAAAGAGAATTAAGGTCAAATGATGCAACCCACTCATGCATACCAACTTCAGGATCCTTTACATATGCACCAAGGATATGGAGTCTTTGTCAGAGCTTTCTTTGGTGGTACAGCAATCTGATCTTTGTACATCAGACGATAGAGAATAGAGTCCCAGATAGATGTGGTGCCAAATGTCTCAGAGTAGTTCACACCACCTCGATATGCCATAGTCATAGCAAGAGTGATCAGACCCATCTTCTCTTCCAAGCGATCGATAAGCTGAACATCCTTAATGTTATAGTCAATGTAAAGCTGATGATCTTGTTTATAAAGATTCTGTAGATTACCGACCTCTTCGAATGATAGTTTCTTATCTCCAAGGACAGTGAAGGCTACATGGTCGAGCTTGTATGACTCAAGTGTACCATAAGAGTATCCAAACTTCTTGAACAGATCATAATAGTCTAGCTGCTGGATACCCATCATCTCATATGCAATGTTNGGACGACCTGCAATAATGATCTCACGTTGATCTACTACACCCCATGGTGAAAACTTCTTGTAAACATCTCCACCTATGATATTCTTAACACGGTTAATAAGATATGGGAAATCAAAAAGACGAGTATTCCATCCCGTAACCACATCGGGACACCACCTAGGATCATGCCAATATTGTAACCAAGATAATAACAGGTCGACTTCGTCTTTACATTTAACGTACTGGATAGCTTCGACACCATCGATCGGACACTTGTCTGCGTCATAGTCTTTCAACCCCCAAACATAGTAGATGTTGCTTTGATTGTTCTTCATTGTGATAGCTGTAACAGGATGAGCTGCTTCTGCTACAAATGGAAAACCATCCTCAGAGTGAACCTCAATATCAAGAGAGGTCACATTGATCTTATCACGATCAAACTTTACTTCACCAGGAAACTTATCAGTAACAAACTGGTTGACATAATTGGTTGTTCCATATACAGGGAAGTTATCTACACCATCATACTTCTTGATGAACTCTCCAGCTTCTTTCATTGTATCAAAGGTTACTGGTTGTACTGGTTGATTGTGTAGTGTGTTCCATCCAGTCTCTTTTGGACTGGGAATGAACAGGGTGGGCATGTAAGGTATCTTCTTTTCGACACGTTTGCCACTTTCAAATCCTCTGTAGAGGATGTTGTTACCATATCGGTTAACGCTAGTGTAAAAGTTCATATTCCCTCCGAACTTACATTGAAGCTATATTATATAATACTTTAGTTATTTTTACAACTTAAATTGTTGGATCGTATTGCTCTCCATTGTAACCTGGATAGGATTGACCTTTGTGAACTCCAGAATTACAGCCCACAACCACTACTAGTAAAAAGATTATGGACCAGAGTGTTACTTTCTTAGTCATTTGCATGAACGCTGCAAAGGTTTTTTCAGCCTCAGCTTGGGCTGCTGCTCTCACTTCGTCGTCTGTCATTATGACCTCGTTTTATAGTATGAACGGTAGATCTCACGAAGTTCAACATCATCATGTGACTCTTGAACCACGTAATCTTCTTTGTCCACCTTAGCAGCATCTGCCATGCCAATAGCATCTTCTTGTCTACTGGCAATGGCGATGATGTCACCGTTCTTCTTTCTTACTATGAACATTAATTAAGACCAAAGCAAGGTAGGATGTTGAGATTACAGTAACGACCATAATCTTCAAGACCCACCATTGCCATAAGCAACAAGACAGGAACCACTGCGATCATAAAGACAATAACCGCAAACGCTTTTCCAAGGTCTTTAGTTGTACAATAATCATGATGAGGTTCTTCTGTCATTTTCATAAAGTCTCCAGCAGATGTAAATTTCAAGTCTTGCATTTCATTATTCATGTTCGCCGCCTGGTCCTCTCCCACTGTAGAAGCCATATGGCTTGCGCTTTGCCATTTCGAAAGTAGCAACAGTAATAGCAATTGCACCAAGTAATAATGAGTGAGCAATCATACTATAAAGACCTGCCCACATACTTCCTACAATAATACCGAANACGATACACCACATCCANGCNAGAACTTGCATNATCATNTGNCGNGTATTTAGGTCGGGGATGTTGCTCAATGGATTGTAGTTATGATCCATCACCACATTCCAGCAGCTAAAGATGAACGCTCTCATTACTTCTTCTCCGCAACAAACTCATAAAGTTTTTCAGCTTGTGCTTTGATTTCTTCTGGCGTGATAGCTTTTGGAATATATGCTTTCCATGCTCCTAATGCTTCTTCTGCATTATCTTTATAGAGGTCCATTGCTTTNTGAGCAACTTCCATTTGCATGTCATATTGTTTGTCCATCATTTCTTTTGCCATGGACAGAACATCGTAACGAATTTGATAGGGATTTGTCATTTTATTTTTCCTGTGTGTTGTGTGTGATTAAGGGGGCGATCTCCCGCCCCCTGACTTTTAAAGCCTTCTCATGATAAAGTTGTATTTATAATACATTCACTCGACTGACTGTATGCATCGAATACTGCATAAAAACCTATCATTATGCATACTAAGATTAGCATTGACATGGTAGCAAAGAAAGCTAAACCTAGCTTCTCCACCAACTCTGATGTAACCATTATACAGCAAACATTAATAGAAGTGCAACTAGAAATGCAAAGATTCCTAATGCTTCTGCAAATGCTATACCAACAAACATCGTTGAGTTGTCTGCTTTTTTGGGCATGTATTTAAATACACTTCCGACAACCATTGCAACTCCGATGGCTGCGCCACCCATTCCAAAGGTTGCTAGTCCTGCACCAATCAAGGCACCCATTGTTGCGATATCACCGGTCATTTTGCAACTCCCGTATTTCCATCATACAACGTTTGGATTCCTCGATCATACCCATTCTTGCGAGTTCCGCTGCCGCTCGGCTGTAGCCAATCATTTGCGAATAACGATCTAGTGAAGACCACAAACCCGACAAGGGTGAGAAGACATAGTTTGCTACTAAAGCTGTCATTAAACCCACCCTCTTAAATTATCATTCTGATGATGAGCGACGTACCAAATATCACCTCTACAGAGGCCAATATCTGCTAATTCTTTATCAGTTAATTTTGATAACTCTTTAATAGTCTGGCGGGCTAATTTATTTTGAACTCTTGATTCTCTGACTTCTTTTATAAAATCAGTAAAAAGCTCAACGGTGTTCGTTAAGTAGCTGTGCGCTACTATTATGTGTTGTGTCATTTTCGACCTCGTTTTTTCCAATTGAAATTTTACGAGGACGCATTTCTTCAGGAATGACGTACTTCAGTTCGATTGCAAGTATGCCATCTTGAATATCTGCTCCGTGCACTTTTACGTGCTCAGACAGCCGGAACGTTCTTTTAAATTTCTTCGTAGAAATACCACGATGAATAAAATCACGACCCTTAGAAACATGCTCACCCATCACG